TTCTAAAAAATTTATAGACACTGTTAAGTCAGAATATAAAATAGATCAAGATTTATATTTTTATGGAGTTTCTATAACAAAACTATCAAAAGATATACAGCTTAGAATACATCAGGACGTCCACAACGATTTCTCATCTTTAGTTTGGAGCTGTGTTATATACCTTAACGATAATTATTCAGACGGAGAAGTTGTTTTCTTGGAGAGCTTTGACGAAGCTGATTTTGAAGAATCTCCACATGCAGCGCGGTACGGTGATACATTTTATTTATATAAAGATGGCGCAGGCGGTCTTGTGTGCAAGCCAAGAGCCTTGGACGCATTTGTTTTCCCAGCCGATCAGTGGCACGGTGGCAGGATGATATCAGACGGAACTAAGTATGCTGTAATTCTATGGCTTGTTAAAGAAAAGGAATATGAATTTAAAGGTTTTGATTCTAGAGAAGTATTAAAAAATATATATAAGGATTGACAGCTTTACTTATAGTGCTGTATAATATAGATATGAATAACTTTATTATATTTGCCGCAGCTATATTTGCAGTGTGTGTTTACATGGGAATAAAACTTTATAGAGAAATGTCTGTAATTTTAGATGCAAAAAGAATACAAGAGCAGTTCAAAAAGGATAGCTTTTGGGAAACACAAGAATCTTTTGAGGAGTAATAACAAATGATTAAACCATTTGGCAACTTGTTGTTAGTAAAAGAAGATAAAGTTGAGGACAGAACCACAACGTCTGGCATAGTTCTTATGGCATCATTAAGTGAATCTAACCTTAGAACTGGTAAGATTGTAGAAATGGGAAACGGAGAATATAACTATAAAGGCGAGCTCATTCCTATAACGGGCCTCAATGTTAATGATATAGTTTATTACAACCAAAATAGCGGAACAGATATTGAAGATACAGATGGAGAAAAGTACTTACTTTTAAATACAAAAAGTGTGCTTGCAATAAAAGGATAAGTGTTGCGTAAACAATTTAAGTTTAAAACAATTTTAAAATCTGTCAATTTAACTGTTAAAACTAAGTGTCCAGAAAAGTGGCTTCTTGTGGATAGAGAAACTGGTCAGGTTTACCAGGGAAGCGAAAAAGGACATTGGGACAGACTTGATCCAGTGATTAAAGACGCAATAAACAAAGAAATGCTATAATTAATTCATGACTACTCCAATAATTCACGATATGCCTGGTGGCGTAATATACATTGAGAATGCATTTCCTAAATCTAAAGAGTTTTTAGATTTTGTGGAATCAAATGATCAAAACCCTGAAATTTTAAAAGTTTTCCCTTCATGGAGCACATGGATTAACGGCTATCCAGTTAGCTTAGACGAAAATGATTTGACAAAATGGGAACAGATATTTCCAGACAACGAAGGAGCCTTAGCAGGAGTTGCTAAGATGTTAGACTGGGACCTTTCTTATAATGAAGACAATCAATATTGGCCCCGCAAAGATATTTCTAATTATGCTCAAGAAAGCAAAGCTCATCAATTGGCATTGCCAGCTATCAAAATGATAGAAGATGATTATATTAACGCTTTAAAAATTTGGTCAGAAAAGACAAACAATGATCTACCGCATCACATAACCAGAAACTACTGTATTAGAAAGTATAGAATTGGTGGTTTCATGGGGCCACACATAGACAGAAACATTTTAAACCCAAAAAATTCGATGGACTGGACGTCTCTCATATATTTAAATGATGACTACGAAGGCGGAGAACTAGTGTTTGATCAGCTAGGATATTCAATAAAGCCTTCAGCTGGGAGCATAGTTTTTCTTCCATGCTTGGTTTCTCATGAAGTTAGTGAAGTGATTTCTGGAAACAAAACTTATATATTTTTGTTTATGCATACTGGAACAGGAATAACTTCAGCTCTTGGAGAGCCTTACCAAAATATGGAAGAAAAGCTAATAAGTTTTAATAACAATAATACTATTGACAACATTTAGTTCATATTATATAATGAACTATAATGATAAATAAAATAATTTGTCGCATCAAGGGACACATTCTCGTAGCAGCAGGCTCATGCCCATATACAGGATCAACTTATCAGTACTGCGAGAGATGCAGATTAATGATACCAATTCAGGCGGCGCAATGAAAGAGCCTAAGATAATGAAAATGGACTGGCGTCCTTTAGGATATTGGCCAGTATATAAAGATGGAAAGCTTACATGGGAAAAGGATCCAAAAGATGATTGAATGGATAGCAAGGCGCATATTTAGCTGGACTAATCTCAGAGAATATATTTTTGATGAAGTTCACCTTTACGATCATCTAGATACAATTGTTAATGACCCAGAAGGAATGAAGATTGCATCATCTAGCTGGATGGAAGGCGACATGTGGTATGGCTGGAACTACGATAGTAACGCCAAGCGTTACTATTTTGATGACATTGGCAATAAGTCTCTCATTGGATTGTGGGAAGATCAATGGTTAAAAAGGGCAGATGCCTAAACATTGGGAGGATAAATCTCAATGGATCACCAGCTGTCCAATATGCTATTGTGCAGTAACACATCAACTAAGAGATTATCATATTCAGTATCATGAAAATCAAATAAGAATGGTAATGCCAATAGATGAAGTATAACAAATTAAAGATATTATTAAAGCCGTATAGGGCACAATTTGATAGATCACCAAGACACATAAAGGTTATTTCTATCTTGTGTGTTGTCTGGCTGGCTTCACCGATTGACCTATTCGATATACTTTTCCCTTGGGCTGCATTTACCGATGATATATTTATTGCAGGCGTCCTGCTTAAAATGCTTTATAAACACGGCGGGTTGCCAGAAGATAAGGTTATCACCCCTATAGAGCTATTAAAAAACTTGTTTGGAAAAGATAAAGAGCATAAGCATACAGCAATGACATACGAAGAGCTTGCAATTTCAGCTAAAATATACTTAGAGCAAGTGTCAAAAGATAAACCTAAGAATATGATATAATATGATTATGGACAATAATGATATTAATTTAACAGATGAAGAGATCTCAAAGGGATATGAATCAGATAACCCAGATGAAGATAAATGGGACAACCTAGAAAAGGCTTGCTGGAGCGGATACAAGCAGGTTGGTATGAAAGATAAGGGCGGAAAGAAAGTCCCTAACTGTGTACCAGTAAAGAAGTCTCTATTTGGCACAGAAGGACCACAGAGTCTCATCCCAAGGAATAAGTAGCATGGGCATATTAGATAACCTTGAAGCCTATCTAGAGGCGGAAGAGCCAGAAAAATGTCATTACTGCACTAAAGCAGCTAAGTATAATGATTTAGCAGAAGTAGATACATGTAGATATGATGTAGTAGGCGTATGTGAATGCCATTCATTTAAAGGGTTAAGCTCATAATATAATCTAATATTGACCGAAAAGTGAAGTCGAAAAGTAGAGACCCCCTTGTCAGTACCTGACATAAATGATATACTAAATACATGTTGCAGAGTTTAGAGATACCTGATCCATTTACTGCTTTTCGTATAGCAAAATACGCAAAACAAAAATATGGTGCTAGATATGACTTCTTTAGCGGTGAATGGGATATGGAATGCGGTGCATGCCAAGAGCCATTAAACGCTCCAACTAAAAAGATATTGACTAAGATCAGGCTATATCATACTCGTAATGAATGTCTTGGTGGATACTGATGAGCGATATTGATCCTGACAGATCAATGCGTCTTAAATTAGTTATAGAAGAGATGCTTAAAGATATTGATATGAGCGGTGAAAAGTGGAATGATCGTGATAAAAACGGGATCCCGTATTGGGAAAAAGAACGGGGTGACAAATAATGTGGTCATGGGTATTAGCTATTATAGGTGTAACAGGCATATTCTTTGTTGGTCGAAAGACAATATGGGGATGGTGGGTTTTATTATTTAATGAGGCTTTGTGGATAGCATATGCCCTAATAACAAAGCAATATGGATTTATAGCCTCAGCAATAGCATATGCAGCAGTTTATATTAGATCTTACATACACTGGTCGAAAGAGCCAGTAAATGAGATTCATCTATGAACAACGAAACAATTTATATATCTATAGCAGCATGCAAAGAAGAGTTTTTAGTTCAAACAATCAAAAGCGCACTAGCTAACGCAGACAATCCAGACCTATTGTATTTTGGAATAGCCAATATGGTTATAGATCAAAAAGACTTTTTGTCAGATCCAATATTTAATCATCCCAGACTAACCTATGTAGATATAAAGCATGAGCGCCCACTAGGCACTGGTATTGGTAGGATGATGGCCTCTATTATAAATTATAGAGACCATGAGTATTTGCTGCAAGTTGACGCACACAATGTTTTTGAAAAAGGATGGGACACTACCCTAAAGCAACATTATAACGATCTGTTAAAGATTTGTGATAAGCCTATCATATCTACAAATCCTCTTAGATGGATAGATGGACCAAATAAAGAGGTATTTCTGCATAACAATTTGAGGGGTATAGCGGTAGACCCATTTGATTTTAAAACTGATGAAAATTTTGGTTCATTAAAAATACAGGTTATTTCCATAAATGCTTCCTCGTATGCAAACGCTCAAGTACCAAGCGAAGAAATGATGGATTATGCTTTTATTGAGGGTTGTCATGTGGATTGGCAAGAGGGGCAAGATTTTGTTGAGCACGGACTGATATTTGCTTCATTTATGTTTACAAAATTTGGTTTTACTCGTGAGCTGATGCATGATCCAGCAAACCCTTTCAACGGTGATCAAATTAATCTATCTTTTAGAGCGGGCACTAGAGGATACAGAATGTTCTCAATCAAGAAGTGTATAATGTGGTCTAAAGACAAGTTTAACGATGGTAAGCTTTTGTCTGACGATGACTGGAGAACTCTTGATAGAGGCAAAATTGGAAAATTTAACGAAGTTAACTCTCAATTTGATCAAACTGAAATATTTTCTGGGGAATATCTAGGATATTGGGGAGCACCAAACAAGGAATCAATTGCTGAGTATTATAATAAGATAGGGATAGATTTATCTAAATACTTTATATCAAAGAGAGAATACCTGGTTGGAAAAGGTGAGGGCGGGGGAACCAATGGATAAGTTTCAATCATCCTATGAGAAGTATGTAAATACAGAGCCATATAAGGTAGCATGTACTCAATGTAAGCAACTCTATGTTAAGCAAGATGATGACCCATTCATATGCCTTACATGCTCAGCAAAATAGCTGTAGAAATTTAAGCAATTGGGTCCTTACCCATTATATCCCCCCTCCCTTTTATCTCCCTTGTATCAGCCTCCTAGAGGCTTATTTAGTGGAGTATTGTGGAGTAAAGTGGAGAATCATACTATCAATTTAGGTCTAAATACTATCATTATAACTATCTAAACATATCTATGTAATGGAACGTTACCATATGATGGGTCATAATGTCAATAGCGCCCATATAAAGCATATTGGCCAATATTTGTCAATAGATATTCCAGGAAATTTTTTTATTTGTTCGTAAAGAGCAATTTTGGCCCATATTTATGGCAAAAAATTATGTCTAATTCTGTATAATTTGTCTCATATAATGAGATATTCTATACAGATTTTGACAGATTTTGATCAATATGCATACAAATTCCAGCGTATTTTTATATGCGTCGTAAAGAAGAAATTTGGCCCATAAGATGGGCATACAAAAATGGGACATATAGCTGGAAAGCCATATGCCCCATAGGGGAAATTATATTAGAATGAATCTAGATCCATTATGTACTTAGGGTCTCTTACTCTTGTTTCTTCAAGGGATTTAATTGTTAGGTTTCTATCCACCGCCCCGTATTTTGCCTCAATCATATCGTTGAGAGCATCAGCCAGAAGCAATCCTTCGGATGTATATCCCTTATCCCATTCTGACTTTAATCTAAGGGAATTGTATTGGATAATATATCTAACTAGTTCCATTAGCCTGTCTTGGGTGTATAAGGTATGTTCAGTTGTTAATACATTTGCCATTACGGCAGGGGAGAAGTTAGCATTGTTTAGATAGTCTGTTAGTTTTTCTGCTGCTTTGAATTCGTTCGCTTTAGCCATGAGTTCCGCCTTTCGTTTTGATTATACCATTGACCACTGACATTTGTAAATGAAGCGAGGTTCCTCCCCTTTCCCGTTTTCCCACAGAGAGGAGGAACCCCACACTTAGTTTATTACTTGACGTTCTTCTTGTCTGTGAAGACTACGCCCTCTTGTGCTGCCTTGCTGATAACGCCTAGAGCTGCAGCTGAAAAGCGGCCACGCTTGCCCACAGAAATTCCCTGGGTCTTGAGGTACTCACGAGTTGTTGTTGGTGTTGATGTCATTTGTTTGATCCTTTCTAGATCTTTGTTATATATATTATATCCGAATTTCGGCGATTTGTAAATAGGTGCCGTAAAGCAAAATTTTTGCCCGTGCCCTTAGATTATGACCGTTATGTCCGAATTGTCCATAACGGCCTAACCTATCTTTATTTAGTTGTAAGTTCTAGTTCTTCTACTTGATAAGGTTCTATCTTATCTTTACGATTGACACCCTTTTGCCATTCTTTCTTAGGTGTGGCCACTGCCTTGTACCATGCCTCATCACTGTCCTTGGCTTCTACTACAATGTAAAATTCCTGAATGATGTCGCCATATACTTTAAACTGTTTAGTCATAGTTCCACCTGTTCTATCTTGTCTTTAATTAGTTTAGCAATTATGTTATGGGCCTCGATGTTTTCTGTTTCGCTGCCACCCCACAGCAAAGCTTGGGCCTTACTAAGTTGATCGTTTAAGTACTTATCACTCATCTTCATCTTCGTCCTCCTCTTCTTCATCTTCAGGGTCTACGATGTAGTCCCTGTTTAACATCCATTCTAAAACTTCTTCTTGGTGCTGTTCTGCTCCCCATTCCAGGGAGAACCCTTGTCCAGCCTCCACAGCCTCACAGAGGTGGCCCCACATGTCATCTAGGGTGCAGTTCTGCTTGTAGGTCTCATCCTCAAATATGTTGTTAATTGTTGACCAAGTCCACAACCAAACTAATGATAGACCTAGGTCAGTGCTGTCTAGAATCTCTAAACACTTGTTTAGTTTATCTTTATCGTCAGGCTTCATTAGCAAACTCCAAATCTATTCTTGATTGAATTGCAAATGATAGTTCATATGTTAGTTGATATAGTTCGACTAGAGTATCTAGTCGTCCTTCACATTCTGTTCGGACCATAGAATCCATTGCCTCTTCAGACAACTCCTCCTGTGCTAATGCGTCCTTTAAATCTTGCTCGGCAATTAGCATTAAGTTCTTTAGTTCTCCGTGCATTATATCTAATCCGCTAACACCCGCATTAACCAAACGCTGTAGGTGCGGAGGGAGCCCAATGTCTTCTTGATTCATTATATTACCTCATAGTTCACTAGTGTTGATTCATTTAAGTTGTTTGCCCAATCAGGCTTTCCTTCTACCCAATCATATTCAATATCGATATCTCCTCCGCCTTCGGCAGGAGCACCAATTGTGATTACCAATTCTGTCCCGTCCTCAAAAAATATTTGTTCAACGGCGGAACGATAAGTAACTTCTCTAGATGATATGTTCATTAATATACCCTTTCGTTATCAATCATTATATCAGTAGCCACTGACAAAATATGTTCCATAGTATCAATGGCACCCATATAATAACTATCTGATTCGAAGTATTCATCTTCAGGAATAGGAATATTATTTCTAGCATCTTCTAAATCTTGTTCTAAACTAATCTTATGTATCTTTAGATACTCCATAAAATGTGATGACTTAGTCAAAGTAACCCTCCGCCCAAAGCCCGTCTAAAAAGTCTGCTGTCTTTTCTAATCCTTTTTCAGTCGGCAGTCCTTTAGAATCATATAGAGCCTTAGTAACAACAGCCCTCATTTCATCAAGATCATCTAATGTATAACCTAGCATTCTATTGCCTCCATATATTTAATCATAGTGTTTAATGTTATGTGAATGTGACAATCACAATCATCAGATGTGTCTCTGTCATCAAAATGGATTAAGTTGTCATCATAAATATAATCAATTAGTTCTTGGCTGGTAATCATAAGCAATACTCATCTCCTTCAATATAACCATAGTATTCATTGTATGATTGTTTTAAGTTATCAGGAGCAAATTGCATAAATCTCCACTCAGCATATGCTTCACCCTCATCTAAGTTAGATTGATTCCAATCTTCAAATAATGCTTGCTCAATATCTACTTGAATTGCTCCAAGGATATGTTCTCCTACTGTATCTGTAAATGCTTCCATTATGCTTCCGCCTTTCTATATTCGGGTACTTTAGTGTCTAAGTATATCTTATGGGTCTGACAAATTGCTACAGCCTCTAGGTCAGCATTGCCTAGCCAGTTGCAGTTGCCACAGATTTCACCGCAGTCATTGTCGCAGTATTCCATTTGGTCGGTTGCATCACAATCACGGCACATATTATCGTATTCTGATTCTGAGATAACTTCTCCACGGAGGAATTCCATTTCCCCACCCCAACCTGTTTCTTCTTCATATGATAAAGTAAATAGTAGATTGGGGTATTGTGCAGATAGTTTAGAGATAGCACCGAGAGGTCGTGACCATGCAGTGTTAAAGTTGTAATGAACTACATAGTTCTCACCGTTTTCTGCTTCTTCAATAGTTGTATCAGGATACTTATTACCCTCGGCTACAGCAACATCCCACTTGGTTCCCCACTCACGCACATTAAAGTTGTACCAGTCATTGGTCTCAAACTTCATTGCCTGAGAAAAATCGGTGGAACGAGGAGGTTGTCCATGATATACCTCATCAGTAATACCAGCATCTCTATAGTTATATATATTATGAAAAGCAAAGATAGGATTAACATACTTAGTCTGCTTGACATCATATGATAAATCACCTACTGCAGTAATAGAATAAACAAATGGCTTATTCATTTGCTTGATTAGAGATTTTACTTGCTCAGGATTACCTTCAATTGTTAATCCATTAAATACCCAATTTGGCATTTTATATCCTTTCGTTGATATGTGATAATTATACATTGGACCACTGACAAATGGAATAGAATTGGCATGTGATACATGCCACATGATTCAGCTTTGTGGTCAAGATCACACAAATTCCTGGGAAAATTAACTTGACGTCGTAAAACAAACATGCTACCCTCAAGTCTTTGCGGGCAATAGAAAACCCCCAGCTATGCTGGGGGTTATGAATATGGCTGCTGATTTCCAACGAAAGAAATAAACCGCTTTACTTAGCGCCTGGCCCTAAAGACTAATAGACGCACCATTTCATTTCCTATTAAAACCAGGACCAAAGTCCTAGTCTAATTATACCATAACTAGTCGACTGTATTTATCTACGAATGCTGCAAGGGACGAGGTAAACACTACCGTGCTCAGGTCCTCTTCATACAGTGTAAAAGTTTGATTGGACCAATCAATAACAGGCACCTTATGCTCATTATCTCCTAATTGATTAATGTAGATACCCCAGCCTGTTTTTTCAGTCCAGTCTTCTCCAATTAGATTAGATATAGCAATGCGTGTTGCATATGATTCATCCTGCCAGCGAGGCTCTGCAGCCTGCACAGCATTGGCCAACTTGGCTAGCATATTATGCCCAGCCCAGTGTCCATATAGAAATAGTACATTCTCCTTGGAATCTCTGAATCCAAAGTTTGCTCTGTCGCCCATTTTATTCCGCCGTTTCTAGTTGAGGGATTGCTTCTTCCGTTTTGTTTAATTCTATCACTTCGTATGCGACCTTGTCAAGGCCACGCTTGCTTGCGTTGTAGTGGTGACCGCAAAAGAAAAGCTCACCATCTACTAGTTTAACCATATACATTGCTTGGGCTGTGCCACATTGGTCACATGCTATCCATCTTGTTAGATCTTCCATTGTCATAGTGCTCCACCTTCAATCATCTCAGAAAGACGATCAAGGATCCAGGAATCAATGTCGTTGATATCAATCTCTGATAACTTTTCCATGATTTCATCACGGGCAAACTTATACCCATCGTCCCAACCATCTTTATAGTCTGACATAATTTCTCCTTAATAACCTGTGGTTTCGTAGTCTGATATGTAAGATTCAGTTAAGTTATACTTATCACGAATTCTACTTACTTTCTCAATACTACCAGTTCCAATGTTGAATGTCAACGGTGACATTGCTTGCGGGTCCAGCCCAATAATTTGTGCATCCCAATAGGCCATCTCCATGGATAGCCTATCAGGAGCAGTCAACTCAAAATACATTAGCAGTTCTCCCTAATGTTGCAGATTTCTTGGTCAACAACTTCAATGTTGCCATTGTGTGAATCAGCATAAAGAGCATCTTCAATTTCTGAATCTAAGTCAAAATGAGTATCCTCAAGTAGGTTGACTGAAATAGTTCCGCTAACTTCAATAGATGCAGACCATTCAATCTCTCTAATTAATTCAATCTCAAGCGCTTCTGCAATTGCTTGCAAAGTTTCTTGGTCTTCTGAATCAGCATATGCCTCTGAAATAATATCTTTAACTAAGCCAATCTTATTCTGTAAAGATGAGACTGCCTTAGAATTTGTGCGACCATTATGCAGTTCGTATTCAATGTTGCGAACTTTATCTGTAGCATATTCAGCATCCGAATAACCACGGATTACTTTGTATGTAACTAATTGGTCAGGGTTGTACTTCTCTGCATCTGATAGAGGCAGGTTTTCTACTGTCATTCCGTCCATATTGCTTCCTTCTTTCGTTTGGTTTAAGGATGTAATTGTAGCATGCTCCACTGACACTAATGTGGTCTTACGGCCACACGGGCATGTGAGTTCTGTCACACCTGATGGAAAGCCAAATCCATCAGATGATGTTAATTGGATTAAACAATCACACTCATCTGGGTCACAGACAAATGTGTACACGCTTGATACTAGTTCGTTGGTCATGTACAGAATTATACAGGACCCCACTGACATTTACAATAGATTCCAGGGAATTTAAATGTGAGTCGTAACACACTTTTTGCCCCCTTAGCTTTGAGGGCGCTTGGCGATCCATAACGGACTTGAACCGTCGGCCTCTACCGTGACAGGGTAGCGCTCTAACCAACTGAGCTAATGGACCAAGAAAAAATGTGAGCAGTTTTAAATCTTGCTCAGGATTATTTTTATTTAGAAAGCAGAAATCAATTTCTTGATTTTGTTTTTCTCAGCGGTTAGCACTGGGTCAAATCCTGATGCGCCAGCCATAAGCGTTTCAGAATTTCCACGACCTGAGCGATAGTAATCAAGGCGTTCGGTGAGAGCATTAAACGCACCCCATTTAGTTCCCTTGATGTTAGCATTAGTTGGTGAGTTATGGTAAAGGTCATCAAGTAGCACGACCTTATTCTCCCATTTAGTTAGCGCAACTTTAGCAGCATCATCAGCAGGCTTTGGATAAATTGTGTGAATTAACTTTGAGAATTCAGCATCAGTAATTGACTGAGAATAAAGTGCTTGCGCTTCCTTCTCGAATTCATCAAAGTAACCAAGAGCAAGCCCAAGAGTTTCACGAGCAACTTGAATGCGACCTTCAACAGATTGCGTATGACGAATCTTGAAAGATTGCTTAGCGTTACGCATGGCAAGATTCAATGTGTTTTGGCATACAACACGAACAGGAGTAACAGCAGCCTGAACAGCAACTGACCCGTCATGTGATGTCCATACAATTAAATAGAGTTTAGTTTCATCGTTGGCACCTTGTGGGTCAAGAACCATTGTGCGAGGAATATCAACAGTGCCGAATACAACTTTGCCCTTTTTCAATGAGCCAGCAGATTCCCAACGGCAGTCAGCGTTCGCATCATGAATAGCATCAGCGAATGCGAATAATTCTTCATTCTGTACAGGCTTGTAACGCTTGCCAACAGTGGCAAGAACATCAGTTCCCTTATTGAATGGATTGTCACGAATGACAAGAGATGCGGTAGAGACATCATTCCAAGATTCTGGAATGTGCTCAGTGATTGGAGATAGACGAACATTCCAATTTGCCAACTTTGCTTCTTCAAGCATTAGGGCGGTAGTAACTTCTTCATCTTTTGTGAAGATGCGATTTGCTAGGTTGTGCCAAGCAGGTGCGCCACGGAGAGCGAAAGCAACTTCGCCGTTTTCCATTTCTAGATTGTGAGCCATATATTTTTTACCTTTCGTTTGATTAGTCATAAGTATAACAGGTGCCACTGACATTGTCTAGGATTAGATACAATATGTCCGAATTGATCCATGTGATTAATCTCACAAAATTCCAGGGATATCCACAGGCAGTCGTAACCCTGTGGATAACCCCTTACCTTTACGGGCCAGCTGCAGGATATGCAGCTAGTGTTAGATCTTTACAGACCTAACTCATCCCTGGTTAATTGATTCTTTCGATTGAAGTTAATAACTTCGGCGGGAAGATAAAGAGCAGTTGTCTTAGTCTTCTTCAATGTATCATACACATAAGCACGAACATCACCAAAAAAGTTACGGCGATTAGAGAATGCTAATTCAGTTAAGTATTCCTTATCAACGCCTTGCTCTGAATAAATTGTTACATCATTTAACTTGTTCTCATCATAGATTTCTACTCTGAAACGATTTTTCATTTTGTTGCCTTTGTTAGTAGTTGTCCCAAAAGGGAGAGCAGTTTGGCGACATACTCAGGTCGTTGGATTATTTACAGATAACGAGCAACCGCATTGTAAGTGCTGGTATTAACAACTTCCTCATCTGTCATTTTAAGAATACGAATTGCGTTTTCCATTTCCTCTTTCATCTCATTGTATGAGTGGCGGTGGATTACTTCGTAGTCCTTCTCAGGTTCAGCAGGGAAGTTTCCTTCCTTTGTGATGATGTCAAAATCAACATTGAGAGTGTTGTTCCAGTTGCGATAGTTTGTGCGTAGGTTTTCAGCCTTTGAGAAGTTAGCAATAGCCCACTTTCCAATTTCCTTTTTCCACGCTTCTACCTGCTTGTTATACTTTGCTTCGTTTGCTTCTTGTGATGCGAAGTCTTTATTTAGTTGTGCCAACTTTGTTTCCAAAGCCTTGATTACTCGCTGAGTTGGGATTTTCACCGAGATTGCTTTTCCTCTAGCCATTTGTTTCCTTCTTTCGTTGTGGGTTGGGTTGATGAAGTAATTATAGCAGGGAGGTCTGACATTTCTGCGACCCCCCTGCCTTTAGATTATACGCCTAGTAGTGTTTGAGCGGATACGGAAGTCCAACGAGTTTCCTTGTTTGGCATTTCCAATAGCACACGCACCGAGCCAGATGTTTGTGGGTGGATTTCTTTAATCACACCTGTTTTCTTTGACTTAAGGGTAGTGAATAAATCGCCTACCTGATACAACTTGTCGTTGATTGTCATTTATTGCCTCTTTTCTTTGTTAGGTTGGTAATTATAGCATTGGGGTCTGACATTAGTCTAGCCCTATCTCATTATTTGAGAAAGTTATTGTGTGACCTTAGTCACTTTCAGGTAGCCAAGCGTCTAAGTGGTGCTGTTCGATAATAGCCCACGCTGGCGCATGAGAGTCACCCTTATAAGATACGCCTTCAGGCATTTCGATCAACTTATTATAATCCTCATCATAGTAAGCATCAATAGCCTCGATACAAGGCTGTACCATAGAAAGTGGGACGGGCGGGTAATGATTACCCTGTAAGTGATAACCTAGTGCTACCTCTAAATCTAATTCAGTTAAATCTAATGCTGTATTGTATCCCATTATTCTGCCACCTTAAGAATTGCGTATGAGCCATTAGCATTTATCTCATCAAGAATTGGTTGTAGTCGGCTACCGACTAAATCTTTTAGCATTGACTCTAGCATAAAGATACGAGTATCCTCATCAAGCATTTCTATTTGCTTAGTTACTGGATGGCCGTCCTTAAACTCTGTTACGAACTTCAGGTTGTGTTCTATTCTCATTTGTTGCCTTTCGTTGTTGGTATAAGAGTATTATAGCCTATGCCACTGACAAATTGCTCAACACGCCCAAGCTTTATCTAATTTATTTTGTGATTAATCTCACAAATTCCAGGGGGTTGTGGATAACGCCCGTAACCCTGTGGATAACCCCGCAGCTTTACGGGCGGGCAGCGTCATTGATCAAATTTATTTTTATGTTTTATTTTTCTAAAATATTTTTTCTTATTGCGTACAGGTTGCGCCGCATTACTGCGACGCAATTCCTGTATGCGTTTAACTTTATCTCGAAGTGAATTTTGTGACATGGTATCCACACGCTTTATGAAATCGGTTTACATCAAATCGCTCATTATCTTTTGCGAACATAACTGCGAAATCATTTACAATTTTAGAAAATAAAGCAGGGTGCGCCTTATCACTAGCAAAGTTTAAAATTTCTGCTACTGCGACATAATCTTTTCTTGTCATCATTTTGTTACGACCTTTCGACCTTCACGATAAAATGTTTTTGTGTACATCTTGCCAGTTGGCGTCATTAAATTTACAGTTGAGTATTCGTTAGCAAATCCCCAATCGGTAAATGAAAGAAATGCGGTGAACGCTTCTAAAGCGTCATCATAGTTTTTATTCCAATGGATAGGCTTGCTATCGTAGGAAATTGTTATTTGGTACATTAGTCATTTTCCCCGTTCTTAAATAAAGAGCCATCTTGACAATCGCAAGGCTCGCAATCAAAATCATTATCATCACCAAAAAAGATTACGCCATGACCTAAGCAATCTTGGCAATCTATTGTTAATACTGAGTTAATCATTAGTGTTGTTCCTCGCAATCTTTGTCATAGTCAAATCCGCAAAAGTAGCAACCCATAAATTCTAGGTGTTCGATACAGTAATACTTAAATTGACTTTCATCACAACAAAAATGTTGCTCGTCTGCGATTTCATAGAAATCGGTTTTGTCGATTATGTTTAACATAGTTTTCCTTTCGTTTGTTTATTCTGTAATTATAGCGGATAGCACTGACAAATTAGTCAGATACCCTAACCGCAATGGTTGCCCAAAAGTTTTTGATCCCACGGGTTGGGCGAACCTCGATAGCGTAAGCCTCTAGGTTTTCTCCGTACCAAATTGCGTCACGCTTTGTTGCGTATACGATAGTTCCCTCGTCATGGCGAGAGTGTGAGCGATAGTGTTTTCCCTCTAAGAGGCTTTCGATAGTGTATGCTTTTGCTGACATGAGTTGTCACCTTTCGTTTGTTGATACTGGCAATTATAGCCTATGCCACTGACATTTTCACATTACTGGCGAGTAATTCCACATTTTGAGACGCTCAAGTCGTGTGATAAAAATCACAAAATCTCGGGCGTGTCGCAAATTCCAGGGGTTGTGGATAACCCCCGTAACCCTGTGGATAACCCCGCTCTTTTGCGGGCGCATCAACTTTTGTCAAGTCGACACGCCGCTGTTTATTCGAAATCTTTAAAAATTTCTTCAAGCTTTAGAATTTGCTCATCTGTTAAATGATCAATTTCAATTGCTTTTTCAAATCCAAAAAAATCCATTATTCGTTTTCCATTTCTGCTAAATAATCTTCATGTTCAATTAGTCCGATTGAAAAAGCGATTGGGTCGCAACATTCCAAAATTTCGGCGGGAGTAAAAGTAGAGTAACCAATTTTTACAGTAGGGTAAACATCATTTAGTAAATCAATAAAGCTTTCTTTAATTTCTAAATCTTTTTCGAAATCTGATTTCATTCGCTTAACTCCAATTCGGTATAATCAACAACAATAAAATCAAGTCGCTCTAATGGAACAACCTTTAACCATGATAAGGCAGACTCAAAATCATCTGCCTCAACAGTAACGGATAAATCAAAATTAAATACAGCCATTTAGTTAGTTTCCTTATCTTTTAGTATGTTTAGAATAATCTCTAATTGCTTAGTGCTTAGTAACGCTTGAGCGCAACCCCACTTAAAGGCTAAATCCATTTCGCCATAGTGCTTTTTAGCAAGAGTTGTTATTTCTTGCGTTACCTCAAAATTAGTTTTCATTTAGTTAAACTCCAATCGGAATAAAATGGTAAGCGGTCATAGTCATCATAGAAATAGACTCTATCTATGTTCTGCTCGCATGTTTCGCAGAAAGTGTATTCGACATCTACACCCATGCCATAGGTAGTAGATACGCTCTCCATGTGTGGAGTGTGTGTATGTGTATTTGTTAGTGTAGTCATAGTGACCACCTTTCTTTTTCGTTATGGTAGTATTTTACCACGGGGGTCTGACATTTATCTACCTACTAGCCAGTAATTCCAAATAATGAGACGCTCAGCCTATGTGATAGTAATCACAAAATCTCGGGCGTGTCGCAAAACCTGGGGGTTGTGGATAACCCCCGTAACCCTGTGGATAACTCCCGCAAGTACTTGCGGGCCAGCTTGACAATGTCAAGCCGACACGCCGTTAGGCTAGTGTGAGTTAGCCCACTCTCGGTAATCCGCTACGATCTCACGCCATACAAGGCGGAGCATAATTAGGGCGGGAATACCAATACCTAATTGGACTAGTGTAGTAAGTAGTCTATTCATTACTCTCCCCATGTATCATTAGTATTAGTAGGCAAGCAATTGCCTAGTGTTCGATTATTCTTTACTCT